AAACTGAAAGAAAAAGAAATACAACAACGAATACAATTATATGAACAAGGATATTCGATTGACGAAATAGCAAAAAAGTGCGGCATCCAAAAGGCTTCAATTAGAAACTGGTTAAGAATAAGAGGATATAAGATAGAAGGCTGCCCCATGGAAAAAGCCTTGATGAGGTGGCAGCATTAATCATGCACTTAGCAAGACAAGGAGAAATATCAAGACGGGCGGGTGGAGTATTTGGGAAAGAGGTTGAGAAAGCATGAAGATAAAGCTTTTGGATGAACACTGCCGGCCATATAGAGCATATCCGACCGACAGCGGCCTTGACCTTCGGGCAAGGCTTGATGATAGCATATGGCTACAACCGATGGACCATGTGACAATTCCGACTGGGATTGCGATAGAGCTTGAGCCAGGATATGAAGCGCAAATAAGACCGAGAAGCAGTTTAAATAAACTCGGGATAATAATGCCTTTTGGGACTGTGGATAATTCTTACCGGGGAGAGTTGAAAGTAGTTTTGATAAACACAAGCATGCAAAGATACGAAGTAAAACCATATGACCGCATAGCCCAATTGGTTATCGCCCCGGTGTATATACCGGACTTTGAATATGTTGAGGAATTGAGCCAGACAGAAAGGGGAGAAAGTGGCTTTGGCAGCACTGGGAGGTTTTAATAATAAAATGTTGTTTCCAACAAACAGTAAAGACAATAGCAAAATTTTAAGATTAGCTGAAATTGCAGATGCGGAGATGAGGGAAAATGAAGGAAAAATGAAGTACAAAATCATTATCCCCGGCAGGCCGATGCCGAAAGATAGACCAAGATTCTCCCGGAACGGAAAAAAATATCTTGTGTATACCACGGAAGCGACACGCAAATTTGAGAGGTATGTTGGGTATAAAGCCCTGGATGTGTTTCGGGGGAAGCCGTTGACCCGAGAGATAGCCATGAATATAAAACTATATTTCAAAGACAATAGATTCCCCGACATCGACAATTGTTTAAAGTCGCTTCTAGACGGCCTGCAAGGGACCGCTTTTGAAAATGACCGGCAGGTAAAAAGAGTTAGCGTCGAGAGATTCCAGGATGAAAACGAGAGGGCAGAAATTGAGATTGAGGAGGTCGGGTAAGATGACCATCGATGAAGTGAAAAACAAAATTGATAAGAGCAAAGAAAAGTATTTCAAGCTCCTTCATAAGGAAAAGCAGGACGAAAAAACTCGGCTGAAAAGGTTGCAACTTGCAACGGAAATAGGTTTCTGGATCGAGGAAAAACATCGTATCGAGGAGGCCATGTATCGTGGAGAAACTGGTCTGGCGCATGGTGATAGCAACGATGGCAGGAAAAAAGCAAACGGTATGGGACCTGTATGAGAAGTATTTGCGGAAGACGAGGCTATACATCACAATCAAAGAATATACCGACTGGAGGCGGGAGCTTGGAAGAAAAAGAACTGCATGAAAAAGAACGCCGGCTGCTGGAATTCATCCGGCAGCTGGGGTATGGGGAATTAGTGATCAAGGTGCAGGATGGGTTGCCGGTCATGGTGGAGGAAGGAGTCAAAAAGACTAAGTTATAGAGACGCATTCTGTAAATGTTGCGAAGGAGAGAGAATTATGGTTAAATGCAAATTCTGCGATGAAAATGCTTCATACGGAAATAAATCAATTTACAGAAATAGAGAAGTAGACATATACATTGTAGGCAAGATGCTATATATATTAAAGATTGGTAAAGCAAATGCAGACAAGGTTAGTATTAGGTTTTGCCCCCAATGTGGGCGTAAGCTATGACGCATCACAAAGAAAATGTGAAGGAGGGGAAGTATTGAAGCCAAACGGTGTAACAGATGAGAACATAGAAAATCAGCTTATTGATGCTTTAGAGAAAGCGATACAACTCATCTTTGACATGTCTATTAGAAAAGTGGCCGTGCCATACGACACAATAACTCGGTGGCAAAATTTAATCGAATATGCGAGAAAGGGAAATGTTTAAATATGCTGACCGGAAATACCGGAGGCACTTCGAGAAATCGGGGTGCCTTTTTCTTATGCGGGAGGGGAAGGTGATGCGGGAGCAGGAGTTTGACGACTGGCTTCGGGAGCAGGAGAAACGGCGGCCAAGGACAAAGATGCCGCCAAAGGTGCTAAAGATAATTATGGAGGAACCGCCATTACCGGGGAGAGCGGGACTTTTGCCGGGGGAGGATGAGGAAGATGTTTTATGAAGAATTAGCCAAAGAATATCGCAAGACATTACGAAGCATACGAAAAGCAAGAATGAAAAAGGATCCTATACTCGATAAGCACGACCGTGAGATCCTAGCTGAGATGGAATCATCCACAGAATGGACTTTACAATACCTAGAGCTGGAGCATGAACCAGGATTAAGGCGGGGGATTCACAGGCGGAGCCGACAGCAAAGGGAAGTTCTCCTGGGGGATATGGAATATATGGCCACGGCAAAAAGCCTTTATAGCACATCTGGAAAGTTTGCAGATCCGGAGAAAGTGAAGAAATTGGAGCGGGCCCTGGCGCAATTGAGTGAGAGAGAGCGGGAAGTTTTTGAGTTGGTGGTGGGGCAATGTTTTAGTCAGTACGAGGCGGCGAGGATGCTGGGGATATCCAGGCCATCAGTGCAGGTATATTTGAAAAGGGCGAAGAAAAAAATTATTTCTTAGGTTTGTCATCCATTTGCCACTTATAGGTGAAGGGTGATTTTTGTATGTGATAAAATTTTTCGACAATGGCAGGACTTCCCTCTCGAACGTCGAAGTAGAACGGGGAAGGGAGGGGAGAAGGATGGCTGGGTTTGATAGAGATACAAATATAGAATCAATAAAGAAAATTGTATTTAATATGGGCATAAAAATTGATGAAATAAATGTAGCTATTAATGATATATCGAAGAAAATGGATATAATTATTGAAATGTTAAAAAACAATAAGAATAATTAGAGCCTTAGGGCTCTTTTTTCATGCCCCAAAATAAAAAGAGGCCATTACGGCCTGTCGTGTATACCTAAATGTTCTTTTAATGCTGATTGAAGCAATTGAGAGAAGTTAACATTCTTTTCTTCAGCTAAGGATTTTAGCCATTGAGGCATAGTTACAGTTGTTTTAACCGTTGCAGATTCTATAGCATTGCGGTATAAAGGCATGTAAACTTCAACCAGTAATGGAATTTCATTTGAATCTAATTTTAAATTATTGATAGATGAAGGAGAAGGGATATCAATGCCATCTTCCTCCATACCGAACAGATGAAGTGCTAAAGCTTCTTTGGCGTTTTTAACGGCCTCATCCATATTTTTAGCGTTAGACACACAACCGGGCAGATCGGGGAATGTAATGCCGATATTATCTTCATATTGAGTTAAAATAGCAGGGAAAACATAAATATCCTTTTTCATGACGATACCTCCTTTTAGGTTTTCAGGGGAAAGTCAGGGATTAGTTGAATTTAATCCCTGTTTGTTTTTCGATGCTTTTTAAGTTTTTTATTCCTAAATCCTTGACCGGATGTCTGATTGTTGTCAACCTATGGCCGTCTGTGTATTGGTAGTGGTCTCCAACTATTCTTTTTAAGTACCATCCGTTTTGTTCGAGTATTTTAATTACTTCTCTTGATGAGTAAGACTTCATTTACTTTCCCTCCTGACGATTACATTATAACACGTCTTATAAGATGTGTCCATAGTTATATAAAAATATTTTGTAGTTTTTGGAGTTGATACAATGGCGCTGAAGAAAACATGCCTTGGATGCGGGCAGATAATAGATTTCAACCAGAAATATTGTAATAAATGCCAACAAGAATACGAAGCAAGACAGAAAGAGAAACAGAAGAAATATGATGATGAAATAAGATATAAGCGCGACAAAAAATATCACGACTTTTATAATAGCCCTGAATGGGAGAGGATAAGACAGGCGGTTATAGCAAGAGATCATGCCTTGTGTCAGGATTGCTTAAAAGAACACAGGATAAAGCTTTATGATACAGTGCATCATATAGAGCCTATCAAAACTAACTGGAATAAAAGATTAAATATAGATAATCTTGTATGCCTGTGTGAGAGTTGTCATCAAGAACGACATAAAGCGATGAAGGGGTAGGGGCATGGAAAAAGTTTCAAGCAATTCCTGAAGACCGGCGAGCGCAGTTTCGCTTTGAAAAAAATCCCGAAATGGGCGCCTTAGTCTTAGGAGGTGAAGGCAACGTGGCAAGGCCGTGTAAAAGCGTCAAAACGATGAGTAAAAATTTAACTAAAGAGGAAAAAACAGTAAGGCAAAACACAGAACACTTGCTCAGGGGCGGTGTTGACAAAATTGTCCCTCCCAAGCATCTGAATGCAAAGCAAAAGAAAATTTTTAAGTATATTGTGCAGGAATTTGAAGCTAGTCAGATTTTAGGCAATCTTGATATATACATTTTGGCTCAGGCCGCTATTGCAATCGACAGATTGCAAGAAATAGAGAAACTTATTAACCAGGATGCGAGCAGACTGTTTGATAAAGATTTATTGAGCGCTAAAGAGAAATATACCAAAGATTTTTTCCGATGCTGCAATGAATTAAGCCTGTCGCCGCAAAGCAGGGCCAAATTAGGCAATATCAATTTGCAGATTAAACAGCAGCAGGAAGATCCGCTGCTTAAAGTATTGGCTGGTGGCAAAAATGCTGTTTGAACAAGCGCAACGTTATGCAATTGACGTTGTAAGCGGCAAAGAAATCACGACCAAAGAAGTTAAAAAGCAATGCGAGTGGTTTCTTGCCGACTTAAAAAAACAACATAATGAGGAATATCCTTATTATTTTGATGAAGACGAACTGACAAAAATAGAAGGCATATTAAGCCTTCTTAATTTTGCAACCGGTTTGGGCGTAGTTGGAACGCCTATTTTATATGGTTTGTGGGATTTCCAGGCCTTTTTTTTAGCCAATATTTTTGGATGGAGATTTAAAGAAGATAAAGAAAAATACAGATACAGAGATGCGACGCTGTATATAGCGAGAAAGAACGCCAAAACGTTCATCTGTGCGCTTATACTGATAATCTTGATGCTGATAGAAGATAAATATAGCGAATTTTATTCGATATGTCTGGATCGTGATCTTGCGGGCGAAGTAAAAAAAGCCATGACGCAAATCATAGAGGCCAGCCCTGCAATAAGCAAGCATTTTAAGCTGTCGGCCACTTTAAGCGGAAAAATAGTATGCAAATTGACAAACAGCTTTTACCAGGCCAGAACAGCCGAGGCAAGCAGGAACAATGCTATAAGACCTTCGGCTTTTATAGCAGATGAAATCGGGGCGTTTAGAGACTATCACAATATTAACGCCATGAAGACGGGGCAGTTGTCGGTTAAAAATCCTTTGCGGTTTAAACTGACTACTGCTTATCCTGAAAAAGACAGTATTATGTTTGAGGAACTCGACTACATCAGGAAGGTTTATGATGGCGTAATTGATGATGATAGAATGTTTGCATTGCTTTATTACGCGGAAGAAGAACATTTGTGGGATGACACAGGAATTTACCAGGCTAATCCGCTTAGGATAGAAGAAAATTACAACGAAATACGGGATAACCGAAAAGTAGCATTGGAGAAACCATCAGAGCGTATAGAATACCTTACAAAGCACATGAATGTGTTTGTTGACCAAAGCTATGAAGAAAAATATATTGACTTTAACTATTGGAAGAAATGCGAAGTGCCTTTAATAGACCTGCAAGGCAAAGAGGTTGTTGTAGGCGTTGATTTATCAATTTCCACTGACCTTACGGCAGTTTCAATAATGTATAAAGAAAATGACATATATTATCTAACATCGCATGGCTTTTTGCCGGAAGGCAGTTTGGATAACAGGCGTGAAAAATTTGATTATAGGCTGGCGGAGAAACAGGGATACTGCACTATCACAAAAGGCATGATAGTGAATTATACGCTGGTTGAGCAATATATAAGAGAAATTGAGGGTAAATATAAATGTAAAATAAAATGCGTTGTATCGGATCCATACAACGCATTGCAGATGATGGAAAGCCTGTCCAAGGATTACGAAGTTATACTCATAAGACAAACATATGCCAATTTAAGCCCCGCAATCAAGCAGTTTAGGGATGATGTTTATACAGGCAAAATACGATATGAGAAAAATAAATTGCTTGACTGGTGTATGAGTAATGTAACGACAATCAAAGGCAAGGCGAGCGATGATATTCTTTTGGCGAAAGAAAATAAAAACAAGACAAGAATTGACTTGGTGGTGGCAAGTATTTTTTGTTATACGCAATTATACCTACAAAAGAGTAATTCTATTGATATTAACAAGTACGCAACGGATGAATTTCTGTCGAAGCTGTGGGGTGTTTAAATGAGAAAATTCATGTTGAATTATATCGAGGATATATTGATATTGAGTGGTTTAACGGTAATAATCGCAGCCACTTTTTTATTGTCAGAAATTGCTGGTTTATATTGTTTAGGAGCGGTCCTGTTTGGATTAGGCGTATATTTTTCAAAAAATCCGCCTGAAAGAAGGTGATATAATTGCTTTTTAGGAACAGGCGCAGGAAAATTAAGAATGCAGAGATCACGCCATACTGGTCGCCGGATTTTGATGAATTAATGACGTTTCTTGGCATTGCGTCGGATGACTTAAATGTGCATGGCAAAAATGCGTTGAAAGAGATAGTCGTATACGTATGTATTAAGATTTTAAGCGATACAATGTCAAAACTGCCATGCAAGATATATCAAGACAGCGGAGGCATAAGAAAAGCAACTGACCATTATCTTTATCCGCTGCTAAAATTACGACCTAACCCGTACATGAGCGCTTCTGACTTTTGGAAATGCCTTGAGGGCCAAAGAAATATATACGGCAATAGTTATGCCTGGCTTGATTTCGTGCAAAACGGTAAAAATGCCGGAAAAGTCCAGGGCATATATCCGCTGGACAGCACAAGAATGAGAATTTACGTCGATGATGTCGGCCTTTTAAGTTCAAGAAACAGTATTTGGTATGTATATACCGACAATATGGGTAATCAATATAAGCTAAAATCTACTGATTTATTACATTTTAAAGGGCTAACAACTGACGGATTGGTTGGCATAAGCCCTATTGAAGCACTCAAAAACAGCATAGAAAATGCTGCCGCCGCCGAACAATTCTTGAACAACAGCTTCAAAAACGGCATGCAAACGGCAGGAATAATTAATTATGTCGGCGACTTAAGCCCGCAGGCGGAACAAACATTTAGAGAAAAGTTTGAGAAAATGTCGAGTGGTTTAGCGAATGCAAACCGAATAAGCCTGCTACCGATAGGATTTACTTATCAACCGATAGCAATAAAGCTTACGGATGCGCAATTCCTTGAGAACACACAGCTTACGGAAAGACAGATAGCAGCGGCATTCGGAATAAAGCTGCATCAGATCAATGACCTTGAAAAAGCGTCTTATGCGTCTACGAGTGAAGCAAATAGAGAGTTCTATGTAGATACTTTGATGGCCATTTTAACTATGTATGAGCAAGAGCTAACATATAAGCTTTTTTTGCCGCAGGAAATTATGGCAGGATATTATATAAAGTTCAATGCTGATGTGATTTTAAGAGGAGATATAAAAACACGGTATGAAGCTTATGCGACCGCAATCCAAAATGGCATTAAGACGCCAAATGAAGTCAGAGCTTTAGAAGAGGATCCACCGCTTGAAGGCGGGGATCAATTGTTGCTCAATGGGAATATGATACCTGCTACAATGGCGGGGAATCAGTATAACAAGAATTGAGGGGGAGGTGAAGCAGATTGAAGAAGTTTTGGAAGTTTATTAAGAATGCAGCGACAGAGACAACACCAGGAAGCATTGAATTAAGGATACAAGGCGATATTGTGAGTGATGACGAAACATGGCTGTATGAGTTTCTCGGCATGAATGCCGTATCGCCCAATGTTTTCAGGGAGGAATTAAAACAATATGCAGGCAAAGATATAACAGTGTGGATAGACAGTTATGGAGGTGATGTGTTTGCGGCAGCAGGAATATATAACGCGCTTAAAGAACATAGGGGCAAAGTAACGGTTAAAATTGACAGCAAGGCAATGTCGGCGGCTTCAGTTATTGCAATGGCCGGAGATGAGGTCCTTATGTCGCCAGTAGCTATTATGATGATACACAATCCGCTAACAATGGCCGAAGGTGATATGCACGATTTGCGAAAAGCAGCTGATATATTAGATGCAGTTAAAGAAACGCTGATAAATGCTTATGCATTAAAGACAGGTAGGTCAAGGAGTAAGATTTCATCCATGATGGATGATGAAACCTGGATGTCAGCTAATGTGGCAGTTAATGAAGGCTTTGCAGATGGCATTTTATATGATAATAACAAAGCCGACGATATAATGAATTTTGCATTTGATAGGTTTGCAATTGTTAATAGTGCAAGAAATACATTTAGACAAATATTGTCACTTGACAGATTTAAAGTTAAAAACGGCGTATCGCCAGATGATGTATCACGTGAGTTAGCACCTGAAGACCAGGAATGGCAAAAGCCAACGCTGTCAGATTTCACCGATAAGTCATGGAATGAGTTGACAGACCAGGAGAAGAAAGATATAGCGGGCCATTACGCATGGGCTGCCGAGATGCCGCCTGCTATTTTTGGGGATTTAAAATTTCCGCATCATGACCCAAAGAGTCATAAAGTAGTATGGCAAGGCATTGTACAATGCGCAGCAAGGCTTAATCAGGCTGACGTATCAGAAGCCGACATATCCAAGATAAAAAATCACCTTGCATCACATTATAAACAATTTGGCAGGACACCGCCGTGGGAACAGGATAGCAGTAATAATAAAGGTGAAACAGAATTATTAAAAGCTAAATTAGCTTTAGAGCTTGAACTCTAAGGCTTTTTAATTTTCAAAAAGAAAGGATGGTATTAAAATGAGCAAAGAATTAAGACAACTTTTGGCCGATTTGGCCGCAAAAGAAGCAGAAGCGCAGGCTTTAATGAACAAAAAAGATGCAACCGCAGATGAAATCAAGGCAAAAATTGATGAAATCAAAGCTATAAAAGCCAAGATTGAAGCGCAGAAACTCATTGATGAGGGCAAAGAATTTGATGAGAATGGCATAGAAATTACTGGAACAGCAGCAAAAGAGAAAAAAGAGGAAAGAGAGCAATTCAAAGCACAATATCAGAAGGCATTTTTGAACGCTTTTAGACACAAAGCAACGTCCGAAGACTATAAAATATTAAATGCTTTAGATCCTAGCGTTCCTGCGGATGGTGGGTTGCTTGTACCAGAGGATATACAGACAAGGATCAATCAATACAAGAGATCATTACCACAATTGGAGACTCTCATAAATGTTATTCCAGTAACAAGGCCATCAGGCAGCAGAGTCTTTGAGAAGATCTCGACAAGGACACCTTTAACGAACATAACTGACTTG